GAAGCCGGTCCACGGGTCCACGGGGACGCCGAGGCCCGGCAGGTGCATCTGGTCGTTGGGACGTGCGGAGCCGCTCATGTGTAAATGAAGTTATCGGCGGTGCCCGTCTGCACCGCGCTGGTGCCGACCGGCGTGGTGACGCGCACGTCGTAGGTTCCCGCCGCTTTGGCGGGGGTGGTCGCCGTGATGGTGTAGGAATTCACCACGACGACGGCTGTTGCGGCGGTGCCGCCCACGGTTACCGCCGTGGCTCCCGTGAAGCCGATGCCGGATATCGTGACAGGGGTGCCGCCAGCGGCAGGGCCCGTATTCGGCGTTACTGCCGCGAGGATCGGCAGCGTGGTCTTGTCCGGGTAGGGCGCGAGGGGGGCGATAATCCCGCTGCGGTAGGGTGTGCCGCCGTAGGTCCCGTAGTCCTTGCCGATGTCCCGCAGCGGGGTGAGCTTCGGCACCATGTTCTTGCCCTTGCCCTCCTGATGCTGCGGATCGTAATCGGTTTCGACGGCGGTGGAGTGGCGGTTGGCGATGGCCTGCGTCGCCTCGGCGATATCGACGTCGTGGCCGAAGTCGCCGCCATGCCAGTCGGTCATGCTGTCATAGCGCGGCTTGCCCTCGTGGAGGGCGTTGGCTTTCGCCAGCATCGCTGCCGTCAGCGGCAGCGGGTAGCGTTGCGTCATTTCTTGACCTCCTTCTTTTTGGTGGCGTCGGCAGCGGGTGCGCCGCCGCTCGGGTAGGGCTCGCGGGGCCCGATACCGAGATCTTCGATGGTCTCGACGGGGACCACTTCGGTCACGGTGGCCTCGACGGGCCCCACGCCGGGCAGCGCGGACGAGGTGTCCTTCTCCTGCTCGGTCAGGAGGTCGGCGGGCGGGACGGAGACCGTCGTCGCCGAGTAGCCGCCCGCGATGCCGCCCGCGAGGGGCTCCTTCGCGGCGGGTTTCGGGGCGGGCGGCGGCGGTGCGTAGTCTTTATCGGCCATCGGTTTTCTCCTCGGTTTTGACTTCGGTTTCGGCTTTCGTCGGGCAACGGATTTCGCAACTGGCTTCTTCTGCACGGGTTTGCGTTTCGCTGCCTTGGCCATGTTACCTCATTCCGGGCGGCGGCGGGCCGCCCATGCCTGATGGCGGAGGGCCTCCGCTGGAGCCTTGGGCCGGTTTGGGCGGGCCCTTGCCGTTCTGGCCGCGGCTGGGGCCCGGCGGGGCTCCGGGGGGACCGCCGGGCCCGCCGGGCGGCGGAGGAGGCGGCGGTCGCATGAGAGCGCCCGTCGGGTCCATCCGCATGTAGGCTTGCAGCATCTCCTGATAGCCGTCGATGAGATCGACCACGCCGCGGGAGTGGCGGACCGGGTGGAGCAGCATCTTCACCATTTCAAGGGTCAGGTTGATGACCATCGGCGGGGGCAGAATGCCGCCCATCATGATGCCCTGCGCGGCCTGCATCACGCCGCCGATCACCTGCATGATCTGCGCGTTGGCTTCTTTTTCAGTGGCCTCGTCGGCTTGGACGGTGCTGTCGGTCTCGATGTCGATGGCGCAGAACCGCGCGAAGTCGTTGCGGAGGATTTCCATGACTTGCGGCGTGACGTTCTCGCCGGTCATGCGGGTGAGCGTTTCGGCATCGAAGTTGCGCGCAATGAGATCTGACTTGAGGCGCATGAGATCGCGCACGAAGTTGCCGACGGAATGCTGCACGCCCGCCATGCGGCCCGAGCCAACCGTGCCCTTCATGCGCTGCGCGGTGGCTGTTTCGTAGGGGTTGGTCGCGCCTCTGACGATATCGCTGATGCCGATGATTTCGTAGATCGCGTTCTTCTGCTGGTCGCGGCTCATGTAGAGTTCTTTGAGCGCGTTCACCCATTCGAGAATAGGCACAAGCCAGATGTGATTTTGCAATCCGCCGGACATGAGGTCCACACCGTCCACCGGCAGCAGCTTTCCGTCATCGGCAGTGAGTAGATTTGCAATGTCCTTGTTTGCCGCGTTGTAACCACCACGAACCTTGATTTTGGCGGTGAGATCGCTGATGCGCCGAGAGGTGTCATCGAGATCGGCGGCGAGGTGGGCATAGAGGTCATAGTATGCCTTCGGGATCATGCTGTCGGTGGTGACAACGGCGTAAATGGGCTTGGGAATAGGGTAGAAGCCCTGAAGGCCCAGCACGTCGGGATCGACGCGGAGCGCACATCCACCACCTTCCCTGATGATCCATAAAACTTCGCGTGTGCTGCGGTTCCAGATTTCCCACACCATCGCCTTCTTGACGACGGCGTCCAGCTTGCCCGAGGCCTTGGTCGCCGGGCCGCCGCCGACGGGGGACTTGGCCGCGCTCTCTTCGGTCCATTTCATCAGCTCCGAGAGTTTTCCGGCTTTCTGGTATTCCTGAAGTTTCTCACTGTCGCCGAACTCACTCAGCAGGGCCTTTTCGGCGAACAGGTGCCGGAACGCGATCCACTCGACGTCACCATGTTGACGAACGGGATCGAGGAGGAGGTCCTCCCAGAAAACGTATTCGTCATCGACCGTTTCCCAGATTTTCGCGTCCTTCATCTCCGGCTCGCCGGTCAGCGGATTGGTGAGGGGGCCTCCCATCACGGGGTCCTCGACCGGGATCTGCTTCAGCACCGGCTTCCACCGCACGCGGCAGATGCCGCGTCCGGGAAGAAGCATGTCGCGGACGGCAGCCTTCACCGCCTCATGCGAAGCTTCATCGGCAACCACGATCTCCAGCGCCTTCTCCATCACGGCAGCCGCGGTATCGATGTCCTGCTGGCGCGGCATGCCGGGCGCAGGCGGCGCGGGCTGCGGCACCGTCTGGGGGCCGACCGGCTGGGTGGGCGGCGTAATGACGGGCGGCGTGGGGGTGCCGCCGGGCATGCCGGGAGGGGGCGGACCTCCACCGGGCGCACCCCCGGGCATCGGGGGGCCCGGCGGAGGCCCTGAACCCGGCGGAGGGGCTCCACCGGGCATTTGGGGCGGCCCTCCGGGCGGCACGGGAGATGCGCCCGGGGGTTCGGGCCCCATCGGCATCGGCGGTGCGCCCGGAGGACCCATCCCCGGAGGCGGAGGCGGCTGGGCCCCCATCCCCGGAGGAGGCATAGGACCGCCGGGGATGATCGGCGGCGCTGGCGGCGGTGCTGGGACCGCGCTCTTTTTGACGAAGCGGCTGCGGACAACGGGGTCCGGGGGTTTCGAGTACGCCGCCGGTAGCATCACTTCGGTGTTGGCGTACAAGATGTTGAAAGTGGAGGATTGTCCCTGTTTCGTAGAGCTTACGAAGCGCCCCGCCTTGGGGCGGGAGATGGGGATATCGCCGCGGTAAATCTGCACGATCTCGCGGCCACGGGTGCGCCAGTCCTTTTCGGCACGCTCGGCGTCCGCGAGGGCCTTTTCCCAGAATGAAGTATCGACTTCTTCGGTGGAGGTGGCGACCTCGGGGGCGTCAGGCTTGTCGCCTTCGGGGCTGCGGATATCGACGCCCTTCGGGTAGTCGTCGTTTTTGCCGTAGCTGGTTTCCGCCATTGATTTCCCCCGGGATGGTTAGGCGTACACCCGTCAGCTCAAACTTTCCAGCTTGAATGCGTTTTTGACCAAGAGGGGGTTCAGGTCCTCGTCGGCTTCCACCCGGGCCCCGAAGGGCCGGGACATGCAGGCGTAGCGGATATCGTCAACCGCGTGGTCCTCGCCCTCGGTGTCCAGATCCTCGGGGCGGTTCTCGTCGTGTTGTTGCATGGGCAGCGTGCGGATGGCGTCCTTGCAGTGATCGACAAAAAATATCATCGGGTCGCCGTCGTCATCTCCACGCAGTCGCCAACGCACCTGATCCCAACCACCCATTCGCTTTGGGGTTGATACACGAGAATTATCGGCACGCCTGAAATAAACGCCATGCCGTGCAAACGTCTCACCAATCGACGGGCCTGACACAACCTGAAATGCCGAGGGGTCCAAGATACCATACGCAATGGGTTCTCTAAATCCTCTTCCATCGGTTTCCCTTCGGACAACCTCTTTTGCCACGGCGTCCGCCGGTAGTTTGAGACCTTTATTCGGACCGGAAGCCCCGTACCATTCACGGTATCGGATGATTGCGTTTTTCGGAATTCTTCTTCCGTCATGCACGAAGTCCTCCTGCACCACCACCCACCATCCGAGGGAGAAGGGGCTGGCGCTTCCCCAGTCCATCGACCTAAATCTGGTCCAGTGAAGCGGCATGCGCGGCGGCGTAATGACGTGCCGCTGCGGCTCGAATTCCGGGAAGAACGCGCCCTCGATGATGTTCCAGTCGCCGTCTAACCAAGCCCTGACGAGGGCTGGCGAACCCGAGGCCCGGAGGCGATTGATGTAGCCGGGATCGTTATTCAACAGGCTCGGATTGTCGGAGATTTTTGCCGGGATGAATATCCGAATTAGCCCCGTCTCGGCGTCTTTGATAGGCGTGTATGAGCCGTTGTCGATGACCCAGTTTTTTACCCAATGGTGCCCCGGGCCCCCCGGGTTGCAGGTCGCCCTGAACTGACATCTGGCACCAGAAGTCGTGCGTAAGGTAGCAAACAGACGAAAGATGCCGGTAGGCGTTGCATACTGGGTCAGCTCTTCGACATAGACGCGGGTCAGGCTCCAGCCTTGGTAGTTCATCGCATCGGCGTCGTTTTCCAAGTAGGCCATGTGAAACACGGCTCCGTTTCGGAACCGGAACTGCTTTTCTTTGTCTTTCCACTCAGCGGCATCCCCATACATTTGTCTTGCAACATCAATGGTATCCTTGAGGTCCTCGCGGCTGCGGCGAAGCATCAAGCCCTTAGCGGCGGGGCCCCAATCTTCGCTGTGGCACCAAAACTCGCCCAGCGAAGCAAAGGACTTACCGCCGCCCCGGGCTCCGCCGTACACGACAATATCGGCAGGGCAGGTCAGGAAATGATGCTGGGGCCCGGGTTGGGGCTTGAACCCCGTGATGATCTTCATCCGAAAAGGTCTTTCGCGCTAGGCCATTCTGGGGGAGCGGGTACCTGTCTCTCTGACAGGGGGGCCCCTTTTTCGATGTACCCCGGGCCCCCGGTGACTAATAGCTCGGATTGTGCGCGTCCGTTGGGTGT